AATGCTGAATCAGCATCAAGCACATACAGCAACGTAAGTGCAGAACGTCGCTCACTTGTTGATTTTGGTCTACGGCCACTTATGTCAGTGATTGAGGACCGCCTTAGCATGGATGACGTCACGCCTCGAGGACAACATGTCGAGTTTGACCTTGATGATTTCTTACGTGGCAACCCTGCAGAACAGTCAGACATTGCTGTAAAACTTGCAGGAGCAGGAATCATCACTATTGATGAAGCAAGAGACATGGTCGATTATGCACCAACAACACCCATATCACCAGGAGCACCAAGCAATGCATCAGCCTGAGTTAATCGTAAGGTTTAGCAGTCAAATTACTGCAGCATCCCAAGAGGGACGCACCATCACGGGCCAGATTGTGCCGTTTGGTGAAGTTGGTGCCACATCTGTAGGCCCAGTTATTTTTGAAAAAGGATCACTTAGTGTTGATGCTTCAGCTGTAAAATTGCTTTTGCAGCATGATGGCACCCGTCCAATTGGGCGCATGGAATCATTTCAGGTTACAGACTCAGGCATCAACGCCACATTCAAAGTTGCACAGACAAGTGCAGGTACAGATAGCCTAGTTGAAGCCTCACAAGGGCTCCGTGACGGACTTTCAGTAGGTGCCAGTATCACAGATAGCATCCAGAAAAAAGATGGTCTGCACGTTCTCTCAGCACAACTAATTGAAGTTTCGCTGGTCACTGACCCAGCGTTTGACTCCGCAAGGGTCGCACAGGTCGCAGCATCCGCTGAGACTGAATCAGAATCAATCGAGGAGATTGACATGTCCGAAAACATCGAAGCCCCAGTGGCTGAGGTCGTGGAGGAAGTTGCAACTGTCGAGGCCACTCGAACGGTTCATGCATCGACCCCAGTATTTACGACTACACCACGATCACCAATCAATAGTGCAGGCTCACTACTTGAACACACCGTTTTGGCTGCACAGGGTAATGCTGAGTCTGCACAGTATGTTGCGGCTGCTAATGACAGCAGTTCAACTAACACTGGTTTGACTCTCCCTACACATGCTGCAGAGTTCATTTCAAGCACATTTGGTGGACGTCCAGCCATTGATGCAGTCTCAAAGGGCACGCTGCCAACTAGCGGTCTTTCATTCACCATCCCTGTACTTGGTACCGCACCAACTGCTGCAGTAGCTACTGAAGGCGCCACAGTCAGCAATACCGGTATGACAAGCACATACCAGACTGTGACCATCAAGAAGTATGCATCGCAGAACACTGTAAGTTTTGAACTTTTGGACCGTTCAAACCCAGCGTTCTATGACGAGCTAGTAATGCAGATGGGCCGAGCCTATGCAAAAGCAACAGATACTGCAGTTATTTCTGCTTTCACTGCTGCTTCTGGCGGTGGCACCGTTGCTACAGCAGTGGCGGCATCTGCTGCAGGTTTGCAGTCATTTATCGCTAACGAAGCAGGTAGCGCATTCCAGGCTTGCAGCGACTACGCCACCAACCTGATTGCATCGACCGACCAGTGGTCAGCCATCATGGGCTATGCAGATGGCAGCGGCCGTCCACTTTACAACGCAGCACAGCCACAGAATGCTGCAGGTAACGTACAGGGCAATTCACTCATGGGCAACGTTCTCGGAACTAACCTTTATGTTGATCCAAACATCTCTGTTACTGGTGTTGTTGATGACTCAGCATTCTTGGTCGTACCAAATGCTGTAACTGTCTACGAATCACCAGTCACACGCCTGCAAATCAATGTCATTGGCACTGGTGAATTGCAGATTGGTCTTTACGGTTACATGGGTATCGCAGTCAAAAAGGGTGCTGGCGTTCGCCGCTTCAACATCACCTAATCAAACTCAGTTTGGGTTGGGGCCCGAACTCACACCACTTGGGCCCCACCCACACTCTTTAAGGAGCCATCATGGGATACATCACCATCACAGAGCTAAAAACTGCTTTGGGTATCGGTGACCTGTACCCTGATGCCCAGTTAGATGACATCATCCAGACTGCAGAATCAGTCTTAGAACCATTCCTAGAGACCCATGCTGTAGGCGTCACTAATGCCCTCATCAGTGGCTATCGAGTCGTATTTAGCACCGTTCGTAGGCACTCATTTGCTATTGGTCAAAGTGTTGTAGTTACAGGTACCGACTATGACGGCACATACACTGTGCTCGATGCGACAACATACACATTTACAGCAACTAAATATGTTGCAGATGCAGTTGCACACTCATATATCCCGATGGGTAAAGCATCACTGTCTGCAGCTGCAACTTACGACAATGTGGTGGCAGTACGTACTGCAGCAATGATGATTGCCGTCGATGTGTTTAACTCTTGGACTGTGCCAGGTGGACAGGCTCAGGGCATCGACTTCCAGCCCGGACCCTACTTAATGGGCCGTAGTATTCTGACCCGAGTAACTGGTCTTATCTCACGGTACCGTGATGTGGAGTCCATGATCGGATGAGCATCACAGAAGCCCGTAAAGAATTAGCATCAGACCTCGAGGGGTCAGGCTATCTTGTTTTTGCACAGCCAAAAGAAAACATGCCGGTGCCGTGCATTGTTTTGGTGCCCGGTCAGCCGTATGTTGAATTTCCTATGCTATCCATCAACCGCTTGGACTTGTCTTTCAAGTGCACACTTATGGTTGCCATGATTGATAACGAAGCATCAATTGCAAATCTCGAAACACTCATGTCAAAGTTTTTGGACGCACTGCCTGCAGGCGTTCAGATTGGCTCATTCAGCCAACCCGGCCTAGTGCAAAACGGCCCAGTTGATTGCTTGAGCACAGATATCACACTCACAATAACCACCACAAAGGAGTAGGGCCATGGCTCTCATTTACGCACAAGGTCATGACCTTACCCTGACCATCAACTCGATTGATTACAAAGACGTAGCGGCATCAGCCCAATTAACTGTCGATAATGACCAGCAAGTTATTGAGGTCCTATCAGGTCGTGCCTACAAGACAGTATCTAAGTCAGGAACACTAGATGTTGAGTTGTACCAAGACTGGAACAGCACATCATCAGGCACCACATCTAACAGCATCTGCAAGGCTCTATGGAACCTTGCCAATACCGCACCAGACACATCAATTACTGCAGTGCTTAAGTGTGGCAATACAACTGGTACCACGACTGTGTACACAATGTCTGTGTTTCCAGTATTCCCACCACTCGGTGGAGCTGCAAACGATGTACTCACCACATCAGTGTCATTTGTTGTCGAAGATGGAACAGTAACCGCTACAACCGTGTAGCAGAAATGAGTCACGGGTGAAAATCCAAATCACATACACACATGCTGGGGTCGCTGGCATAGTAACAACTTTGCCAGCCGACTTCATCAGGTGGGAACGTCACACTAAACAAAAGTTCAGTGATCTATGGCAAGGCGATGACATGCGCATCGGTCTCGAGGACCTAGCCGTGCTCACATGGGCTGCCTTAGTCCGAGCAGGGACAAATGTACCTTTTGAAATTTGGCTAGATAGTTTAGACAGCATTGATGATTTCAGTGACGGTGACACAAACCCCACCCAGCCGGAAGCCTCCAAAGACAGCGACTCATCTTTGCTGTAAATGGGGTTATCCGGCTTGATTGGGATGAGCTCGACTGGCAAGACATATCGACCTTAAACGAACTATTCAGGGAGCAGAGCGATGGCTAACAAGCCCAGCATCTATGTTGAGCCTGACTCCTACTATGCCTTGCTACGAGCCCTTAAAGGATTACCCAAAGAAGCCAATGATGAACTGCGCACAATGGCTAAACACATTGCTGCAGAGATTGTTAAGCCATCTGTGGAGCGTGCTATCCGCAGCCATGCTGGACCGTATGGTGACAAGTTAGCAAAAGACGTCCGAGTGTCCCGTGATCGTATTCCTAAAGTTGCTATTGGTTCACGCCGTAAACGGTTCTCAGGTGGAGCCTCAGGCGTTCAGATTCGCTATGGAACAATCGTCGGACCTTACCGCACAGGTAACAAAGGAAGCCGTAGTGAACAAGTGCAGAAATGGGCAGAGAATGTGCGTCCAGGTTGGACTGATGTTGCAGCTCGTGACTACGTTCCACCAGCGTTTGATGCGTGGGATAAAGCAGTCGAGTCCATTGTCACTAAATGGAATAGGGGTTAGTCATGGCATCTAAGGGTTTGGGTCGTTCGCTTTATGTAGGTCTTAAGGCCGATACTAAAAGTTTTGGTAAGTCATTAAGCAAGGCTGAAAAGAACTTGCAACGCTTCAAAAATGGCGTCAAGGTACTGGGCACTGCTGTTGCTACGTCGTTTGCTGCGATGGGTGCAGCTGCGCTGTTGTTCGGTAAGTCTGCTATCACAGCTGCGCTTGAGGACCAGAAGTCACAAGCGATACTATCCAAAACTGTACGCAATAATGCAAAGTATCGTAAGGGCCTTGTCAAAGATACAGAGAAAACCATCAATGCACTTGAGTCACAGTACAACATTATCGATGACAAGTTGCGCCCGGCATTTGGCAAGTTAGTTGTTGCCACAAAGTCAGTTAGTAAGTCACAAAAACTTATCCGCACAGCAATCGATGTTAGTGCTCTTAGTGGCAAATCACTTGACTCAGTAGTGACTGCACTTTCCAAAGCTTATTTAGGATCCAATACAGCCATCGGCAAACTTGGTTTAGGCATCGATAAAGCCAAATTAAAAACCATGAAATTTGACCAAATTTTGAGCACCATTACCAAGAAAACTGGTGGTTCAGGTAAAGCAGCTGCAGGAACTTACCAAGGTGCCGTAGATGGATTAAGTATTGCATGGACAAACTTCCAAGAATCAGTGGGCTATAAAATTCTGCCCAAACTTGGTGACTTGCTCAAATACATTAAGACTAAACTCATCCCATTTTTGGGTGTAGTTAAACAAGGTTTTGATGGCATCGCCAAAGATAAAAATTCACCAGCAGCCAAACTTGGTGCAGCAATTAAAACAATGTTCATATCATTTGAAAACCTATTCAAATCGTTAAGCAGTGACAAAGCAGGTAAAAGCCAGTCCACACTTGAAACAATCGCTGGGGCCCTTACTACATTCGCTAATGCTATTACAGCAGTAAATAACGCTGTAGGGAAAGCAGGAAAATGGTGGGGAAGTTTCACAGATCCCGGCAATACCGTATTTGGGCCTAAAAAGAAATTCAACCCCAAGACCAGAAAATGGGAAAACATCAAACCATTAACTAGTCGTGATGGTACAGGTAATGGTGGTGGTGGTGGTGCCAGTTGGTCCAGTTACATCACACCAGGTGGCAAAGCAAATATGCAGCCAGCAATGGCTACTAATAGCACTGTTATCAATGTCAATGGGGCACTTGACCCTGAAGCTGTGCGCAGACAGATTGAAAAACTTTTGCAAGGCTCGAGCCTACGTACAGGCAATGTTGTTATTAATAAAAAGGTTTGGTCGGCATGACCACATACAGTCCAACATTTAGTCTGTTTACAGCTGCACAAAACTTGGATGATTGGGCTGAAGTTGAGAGCATCAGCATTTATGGCGGCCGTCAGGATGTATTTGTACAGCCAACACCTCGAGTGTTGACGGCACAGGTAACCAACTGGGGTACTGGGTCTAGTTATGTTCCACCAACAATTGGTGAAATTATCAAGTGTACAGAAACAGTCCTAGGTGTAACACTTTTTTACGGCATCATTACAGACATTTCATTTTCGTATCGCAACTACGGCAATGGTAATGGGATACCGACCTACATCATTACAGCAGTAGCGCACTTAGCCACAATTGACTGGAATACAGTAACGCCAGCAACCTACTCTGCAGATTATGCAGGGGCACAAATCCTCAGCATGATGAGTAACTGGCAGATGACTAATTTAGGTTCAGTAACGTACAACTCAACTACAATGCCACAAACTGGTGGTGCCGTAATTGGATCACTAACTACCGTAGCGACAGACAATCTTGGTGACATCATCCGATACACAGCCGATAGTGCTGGGGGCGTGTTTTACGAAAAGGCAGACGGCACCATCTATTATGACCGGCGAATAGACCGGGCAAACCGTAGCACAATTACGCTCACAAATGATGACATCATGTCTGACATTACGTTCACCAAATCCATCACAGCCATAGGCAATGATTGCAGCGTTAAATGGGTTGGTGGAACACGCACAGCTAGTGACTCCACTTCCATAGGAAAATTTGGCAAGCGTGCAGGAACACGGGACACACGCCTACAAAACACTGCTGATGCACTAACCATTGCACAG